GCCGCCGACCAGCTTTGGTTTAATGTGGTGGTGCTCAAACCCGTTGAGGCCTGCGCGGCGTCCTCTGGAGCTTCTGGCTGCTTTGCTTGCGCCCCGAAACAGTTCGGGCTCTTTTGTTTTTCGGTCAGCAATGAATTCGTCGTAAATGCGTTGGTAGTTCATGTCAGTGTCCTTTCCCCTGAATCCCCGAGGAGCGGGTGGCTGCGTTTGCTGCCATGAGGGTAATTATACACACAATGTGCGGGTTTGCAATAGGGTTTGGCAAATAAATGCAGAAAAATTGTTCTTGATCGCATTTTATGGTTTAATTAGCGCATCTTCATAGGTGAGGACCCTTATGGGACACCGCAAAGCATTATCTGAAAGCACAATCAAGCGTTTGCCAGGCGGCGGGCTTGAATTTGTCATTTCCCATGAAGCGCCTGACTTGGTTGGCGATGTTGTCGTCCAGCGCGGATTGCGTCCTGTTGCTGATCGCATCCCCGCCCAAGTGGATCACTCGGGCCGGATGGCCGACTTGATTGGCTATTGGGACAACTTTAAAACGCACGGCGATTACACAACTGCAACATTGCACTTGGTTGATCAAGGCATTTCCAAAATGGCCGACTTGGTTCGCGCACTATCCGAGTCCGGCGTTAAGCTGGCCGCATCAATTGGGTTTCAGGCTAAATCAATGGAGCCCCTCCGGCCACGTGGCTTTAAATTCAAAGAATCGACGCTGCACGAAGTATCAGTTGTCGTCGTTCCATGTCAGCCTTTGGCCCTACAAATTGCGAAGGGCCTAGGTGTTGACCTTCAAGAATCCCCGCCCGAGAAGCCAGTCGGCTTGGGCGTTGATACAGAGCGGTTGCTCAAAAACTCGATGGCTCGGCAACGAGCAACCGCCGCAATCCTTGCGGCAAAACGCACAATCAAACTGTAAACTGTAAGGAATTATCATGAACTTGTCCGAACGTATCCAAGCCTCAGAAAAAGAACTGTTGGCATCCAAAGACGCACTGGTCAATGTGACAAAAGCGCTCGAGTCCACCCCTGACGACGACAGCTTGCTCGCCCAGTGCGATGAGCTGAGCGCTCAAGTGGAGTCCAAAACAAAGTCCTTGGGCTCTTTGAAAAAGGCCGAGGCCTCACTGGCCTCGCAAGTGTTTCAGCAGGCCCCTGCTGTCATTAAGTCGTTTGACAACCGCGAAGAAGCCCCTGGCGCTTTGATGGCCCGTCAGGCTGCTTTGCATCTGATTGCTCACCAAGAGCGCAAGTCGGTTGACCAAGTGTTGGCCGAGCGCTTCAAGAGCGACCAAAAACTTGACGCCATTGTGAAGACCGCCGTCGCAGGCGCTGACACAACCACCGCCGGATGGGCTGCCGAGCTCACGAGAAATGATGTAACCTCGTTTCTCGAGGCTTTGCGTCCCGTGTCTGTCTATGGTGCTCTGGCATCAATGGGCACCTCGATCAACTTTGGCAATGCCAACGTGATCAACGTCCCTCGCCGCGGCACAACTGGCGGTTTGGCTGGCGCGTTTGTTGGCGAGCAAGGCGTGATCCCAGTTGGCAAAACCAACTTCGGCAGCCAGGCGCTCAATCGCTATAAGATGGGCATCATTTCAGTGTTCTCCAAAGAGCTGAGCCGCGTATCTACCCCGCAGATCGAGTCTTTGATTCGCACCGCGATGCTCGATGACACCGCAAAAGCGCTGGATACTGCCTTGCTTGATGCTACAGCTGCGGTTGCAGGCGTTCGCCCTGCATCCATTCGCAATGGCGCGGCCACAGCAGCGGGTACCGCTGGGGGCGGGACTGCGGCGGTTGTCGCGGACATCAAGGCCATGGTGGGCACCATGATTGCGGCAAACACTGGCTCCAAGCCCGTTCTCATCATGGGCTCAACTGCAAAGCTGAGCCTGGGTTTGATGAGCACATCTTTGGGTGAGTTCTTGTTCCGCGATGAGTTGGCCCGTGGTCAGATCTTGGGCATCCCCGTGATCTCCAGCACCAACGTGCCTGCTGGCGTTGCTGTCTTGGTTGACGCTACTTACTTCGCCACCGCCTTTGGCACCCCTGAGTTTGACATCAGCGACACCGCCACACTGACGATGGCAAATGCGGATGGCACGGCGCCTACGCAAGCTATGAATGGCGCTGGCGCGCTGGGCACTGCTGGCCAAGTCTTGCCTGACAACGGCATTAACGTGGTTGGCGGCGTGACCGGCGCAGGCTCTGCGGGTTATATGGCCCAGAGCATGTTTCAGAGTTGGCAAACTTCCGTGCGCATGGTGATGCCCCTGTCCTGGGGCTTGATGATGCCTGCCTCCTCTGTGGTGGCAGAGCGCACATCTATTACCTGGTAATAGAAGAAAAGACCTCGGGGGCTTTTGGCCTCCGGGGGCTTTTTCATAGCAGCCAGTTGGCTATTACGAAAAAGCCGGGGAACAATATGACCAAACTTTACTTTTTGTGGGATGGCCAACACGGCACCGCTGTTGACAATGAAACTTACCGCGATGAGTTAATCACTCGTGGCTTCATTGAGGTAGATGGTTTCGAGGTGGATAGAGTGCTGCCAACAGCTGATGAGGTTTTAGCTTATCGCCAAACCTATGCCACCAAGGACATGGGTGCAAAGAAGCCCGGTCGTCGTGCTCGAGCAGAAGCGGGTGTCGATCCAGACCAATCGGCGGCATAAATGAAGATCACCCAAATAGTTAAGTCGTGGTTTGGGTCTACTACGCTGGACGGCTCCCCCGCCTACGCTGTGGCTCAAGAGCCGCATCAGTGGTTTCAAAAGTGGACTGACGGCGAACGCCGCCCAGCCTCTGGTTTGGTGGCTGCTGCCGAAGGCGGGATCGATGCATATGGGCAAAGTTTTGCTTTGATGCCAGGCTATCACTACAAGCGCGATGGCAACGGCGGCAAGTCGATGATCACGACAAGCGCTTTGTCCAGACTGTTGCGCTCGCCTAACGGCTACCAAACACAATCCGACTTCAAGTTGTTTCTTGGCCGTCAATTGATGCAGCACGGCAATGCTGTTTGTGTTGCTGTAAGAAACGACCGGTTCGAGGTGTCCAGCCTGCACCCGCTGCCATTCGGTTCTTACAATGCACTTGTCTCCCCAGAGACTAAAGAGCTGTATTACGCAATTCAAGCCAACCCCTTGATGCCCGGCGAGCAGACTTATGTGGTGCCCGCCCGCGATGTGCTGCACATCAAGCTCTACACCCCGAATAACCCTTTGGTTGGGGTTTCGCCCTTGTCTTATGCGGCAATGAGCTTGGCGGCAAATACGGCGCTGGGTGCGCACATGGCCACGTTCTTTAACAACATGGCGCGGCCCTCGTTTATCTTGTCGACTGACCAAGTGCTGACAAGTGCTCAAATGCAGCAACTTAGGTCTGCATGGGAAAATCAATCAGCGCAAATGAATTCCGGTGGCGTCCCTATTCTTGGGGCAGGCCTGAAGGCCACTCCGCTGGGCCTTAACGCACAGGATTCGCAATTGATTGAGGCGTTCAAACTTACGGTTGAAGACATTGGCCGGGCGCTGCGTATCCCGCTGCCGTTGATGGGTGTCAGCACTCAACACTCAACGACTGAGGCGTTGATGAGTTTTTGGCTGTCAACTGGCCTTGGATTCTTCATCAATCACATCGAGGTGGCTCTGGATAAGTTCTTTGCTTTGCCTGCCGATGAGTTTGTTGAATTCGATGCGGAGCAACTGCTTCGCGTTGACTTTATTGGCCGCGTTGACGGTCTGTCAAAGGCAACCATTAACGGCATCATGTCGCCCAACGAGGCACGCTCTAGGCTGGAGCTGCCAGCGGTTGAGAACGGCGACTCACCAACGGTTCAACAACAGCAAGTCCCATTGAATTTGCTGACTCAACTGCACGCCGCGCAGATTGCTCGCGCCTCGACACCTGTTTCCCAACCAACGGCAAAAGAAGAACCCACAAAAGAAGTTTCCGATCTTCCCAAAGATAAGGAAAAATCAGGGTTTAACGCTGAGCTTGCCGCTCGCCTTGTCATGTCTGACATCACACGGAAAAACCATGAATGAACTTGAA